AAGCGATAAAAGACCGGAAATGACAAACATATTTGATGATTTTAAGGAGGAAACGATCCATGACTAAGAATCCAATGAAAGTAATTACAGGTAAAGACACTCGCTGGTCCTACGCCAATGTGTGGGAGCCAAAATCCATTAACGGCGGAGTGCCGAAGTTCTCGGTATCTCTCATCATTCCAAAAAGCGACAAGAAAACCATTGAAGCCATCAAGAAAGCGATTCAAGCCGCCTACAAGGAAGGCGAAGCGAAGCTTAAAGGCAACAGCCGTTCTGTTCCGCCGCTTGAATCCATCAAAACACCGCTTCGTGACGGTGATACGGAGCGTCCGGATGATGAAGCCTATGCAAACAGCTTCTTTCTCAACGCCAACTCAACCACCCAGCCGGGTATTGTCGATGCCAATGTGCAGCCAATCCTGACCCGCTCTGAAGTCTACAGCGGAGTCTACGGCAGAGCGTCCATTAACTTCTACGCCTTCAACTCCAACGGCAATCGAGGAATCGCCTGTGGCTTAAATAACCTGCAGAAAATCCGTGACGGAGAACCCTTGGGAAGCCGCACCAGCGCAGAAGATGACTTTGCTGATTTTGCTGAAGACGATGACTTTCTGAGCTAAGTAGGAAGTCTCATGTTTTGTGAATACTTTTCTCAGCTCTATCAGCTTTTCACAGCAACGCTTCTGGCCGGAACACTAGCCTTCTTACCTTTCTACCTTTTCTACAGATTCTGTAAAGCAGTATGGAGTCAGGCAAAAAGGCAAAAGAAAAACTGATGACGGGAGGGCGGGGTCAAAGGCTCCGCCCTTTCTCTCTATGGAGGGAGTAAATGAAAACAATATGCTTAGACATTGAAACTTTTTCCTCTGCCGATTTAAGAAAAACAGGTGTTTATCGCTATGTTGAAGATTCGAACTTTGAAATTCTGCTTCTTTCTTATGCCATCGACGGAGGAGAGATAAAGACGATTGACCTCGCTCAGGGTGAAAAGATGCCGGAGAAACTCATCCATGCCCTTCTTTCAGATGATGTTATCAAATGGGCTTTTAACGCTCAGTTTGAGCGGGTTTGTATCTCGGAATGGCTGAAAAGACAAGGCTATGTGTTAGAAAAGCCGCTACCCTTTGGCCATGATCCTGAGTATCTTCATTACCTATCTCCTAAGTCCTGGTACTGCGATATGGCCTGGTCTGCCTATCTGGGGCTTCCCTTATCTTTGGAAGGAGTCGGTGAGGTTTTAGGACTGGATAAACAAAAACTAAAGACCGGCAAAGATCTCATCCGCTATTTTTCTCTTCCCTGTAAGGCAACTCAAACAAATGGCAGCAGAACAAGAAACCTGCCCTCACATGATCCGGAAAAATGGGAACTTTTCAAATCCTACAACAAGCGAGATGTGGAAACGGAACTTCTTATCCATGATAAGCTTTCCCGTTTTCCTATGCCGGATAAGGAATGGGAGATTTACCACAGAGATCAGGAAATAAATGACCTCGGCATTTTGCTGGATAAAGAACTCGCTAAAAATGCCATCCGGATAAATGAAGCCGTCCGTGAAGAAAGCATGAAAAAACTCAAACGAATCACCGGGCTTGAAAATCCCAATTCTGTCCTGCAGCTAAAAGAGTGGCTTTTATCAAAGGGTATCGCAACAGAATCTCTTGATAAAAAGGCAGTAAAAGAACTCCTTAAAGATGCTTCAGGCGATGTCAAAGAGGTTCTTGAAACCAGGCAGGAGCTGGCCAAGTCCAGCGTTAAGAAATACGAAGCGATGAGTGACTGCGTCTGTCGTGACGGCCGTGCCAGGGGACTTTTGCAATTCTATGGAGCCAACCGCACCGGTCGCTTTTCAGGAAGGCTCATTCAGGTTCAAAACCTCCCAAGAAACAAGATGGAGGATTTGGAGCTTGCAAGAAAGCTGGTCAAGGATGATGACCTTAAATCCTTAGATTTGCTCTTTGATTCTATTCCGCAAGTCTTATCGGAACTTATCCGCACCGCCTTTATCCCGAAAAAAGGACGCATCTTTCTTGTCGCTGACTACTCGGCCATTGAAGCAAGAGTTTTAGCCTGGCTGGCGGAAGAAACATGGCGGATGGCACTTTTCTCTGAAGGTGGCGATATCTACTGCAGGTCGGCAAGTGAGATGTTCGGCGTTCCTGTAGAAAAGCACGGTGCGAATGCACATCTCAGGCAAAAAGGAAAAATAGCGGAACTCGCCTGCGGCTACGGCGGCTCGGTCGGAGCCTTAAAAGCAATGGGTGCCCTTGAGATGGGGCTTTCGGAGGAGGAACTGCCGAACCTAGTAAGTGCCTGGCGTGCGACGAACCCTAATATTGTCATGCTTTGGCAGGACATTGACCGGGCGGCTATAGCTACTGTCAGAGAGCGTTCCAAGAAAAAGGAAGTCAAAAATATCCGTTTTAACTATGAGTCCGGCATGCTCATCATCACCCTTCCGTCCAGCCGAGAGCTATTCTATGCAAAACCCCGCATTGAAGAAAACCGCTTCGGCGGTGAGTCCATCACCTATGAAGGGGTAGGCACGGGAAAGCGCTGGGAGCGAATTGAAACCTACGGAGCAAAGCTTGTCGAAAACATCGTGCAGGCTATTTCCAGAGACATCCTATGCAGTGCCCTTATGACCTTTAAATATTCAGACATTGTCATGCATGTCCACGATGAGATCGTGATCGAAGCTGATCCCCGCATGTCGGTACAGGCTGTGTGCGACCAGATGAGCAGGACACCAAAATGGGCTAAAGGTCTAAAACTTGACGCGGACGGATTTACTTGTTCGTTTTATCAGAAAGATTAATTGCCCAAAAACGCCTGATCTGTCCAAGGGGGAAGTGAAGGGAGTTTTCCCTATCACAAAAAAACGGAGGACAGATCATGTTTTATACCAAATTGACGCTTTCAGAAAACAGCAAGGTTATCACCCGCTTATCGGATAAAAACGTCTATTCCATTTGCCCTAAATGCGGAAAAGAAATCCGGGTGAACCTGAGTGACGTTTTGAAAGAAGAAGATACCGATCTTCATACAACCTGTGTCTATTGCAAATCCTGTGCGGCCGAGTGGTTGAAAGAAAAAGCGGAGGTCTTCTATGAATGACCTCCAGAGAAAAGCTATCGAAAAATTAAGAAACAAAGGTGCAGGCTACAAGGCTATCGCTCAAAAACTGGGGCTTTCCGTCAACACCGTGAAGTCTCACTGCAGACGAAACGGGCTGACGGGAAACCGAAGCGGCACAGATGCTATTGAAGTTCTCTTTTGCAAAAAGTGCGGAAAGAAGCTCACGCAGAGCGTAGGAGCAAAGCAGAAAAGCTTCTGTTCCGATGAATGCAGGCTCTCCTGGTGGAAAGATCATCCGGAGAAGGTAAAGCGCAAAGCCTACTACGAGCTGACCTGTGCTTATTGCCAGAAGGCCTTTCATTCATACGGAAACAAGAACAGAAAGTACTGCTCCCATGAATGCTATATCGCTGACCGCTTCGGAGGTGGTCTTTCATGACAAAGGAGCAATTTGAAAGAGAAGCAAGGTATCAAGAAGCCTTCCTGCTGGTGGAAAACCTATATGAAGAAGGGCTTCTAACAGCAGAAGAAAGCCGGAATTTAATGCACCATTTTGAAGACTTATATCAGCCCATAATCGGCCATTTATTACTTGCTATTTATCCTCTTTAGAGTGATGTATATGAGTGGAGGTGATAGTTCATGACGAAAATAATACAAAAAGTGAACGCCGTGAAAATGGAGCCGCCAAGGAAAAGAAAGGTGGCTGCCTATGCTCGGATATCTATCGAGAAAGGCAGAACGCCCCATTCGCTCTCTGCTCAAATCAGCTATTACAGCAAGTTCATTCAAGGAAATGCCGACTGGGAGTATGCCGGAGTCTATGCCGACAAAGCCGTCTCAGGGTTAACAACAGACAGACCGGAATTTCAAAGAATGCTAAGTGATGCACGGGACGGGAAAATCGACATCATCCTTACAAAGTCCATATCCCGCTTTGCAAGAAATACGGTCGACCTTTTGGAAACAGTAAGGGAGCTGAAGGATTTAGGCATTGAAGTGCGTTTTCAAAAAGAAAAGATTCATACCTTATCTGAAGACGGTGAGCTGATGCTTTCGCTTCTTGCTTCCTTTGCCCAAGAGGAAAGCAGATCCATTTCCGAAAATGTGAAATGGGGCATTCGCAAGAACTTTCAAAAAGGCATCGGGAATTCCTTTCATATTTACGGCTACCGCTGGACAGGCAAAGAGTTTGTCATTGTTGAAGAGGAAGCCAAAATTGTAAGGCTTATTTACGATAACTACCTCAAAGGCATTTCAGCGGAAAAGACAGAAAAGCAGCTCGAAGAGATGGGCGTCAAGTCCTATACGGGTAGCCATTTTGGAAATAACAGCATTCGCCAAATCTTAAAGCAGGAACGCTACACCGGAAATACGCTCTTTCAGAAAACCTACATCGAAGACGGCAAAACCAAGTACAACAACGGTGAACTTCCTCAATATTATGCGAGAAACACCCACCCCGCCATCATCAGCGAGGAGACTTTCAACAAGGTACAGGAAATAAGGCAGAGAAAACGGGAGCTTGGGGCTTTTGCCAATCCACATATCAAGACATCCGCTTTAACTTCGAAAATCAAATGCAAACACTGCAATCGGAGTTTTCAAAGGGCCGGCAAGAAAAACAAGACCGGGCATACAAGGTGCTGGATGTGTGCGACAAGAAAAGCGGGACAGGGAAATCCCTGTGGCACCGGCGATATAAACGAGGAACAGCTCAAGAAAATCATAAGTGAGGTTCTCGACATCGATGAATTTGATGACGAAGTCTTTCTTGAAAAAGTAGATCATATCGATGTCACAGGAAAAGACCATCTGGAATTTTTTATGACTGATGGTTCACTTATTCATCGCACCTACGTATCCACTGCCAGAAAAGATGCCTGGACACCCGAATACAAAGAAAGATACAAAAGGATAAAGCGAAGCAAAGATACCAACGGTTTAAAGAATCCGGCAACTCCCTATACAGGATTTATCAGGTGTGCCAGATGCGGCAACAGTTTTAGTGGACAAAGGAGAACTCTAAAAGACGGCACAACAGAATATTACTTGAGATGTCGGACGAAGATTAGTGAGTGCCCGTCAAACACTATTCAGGAATCGACCTTAAACGCTTTAGTCTGCGATGTTTTAGGCCTTGATGAATATAGCGAAGCGGCGATGGACAAGGCGATGGATTACTGCGAAATAGCAGATAATACCGTATCCTTCCACTTCCGTGACGACCACTTTGAAAAAAGAACCTACGAAGAAAAGAAACGGGGCACGCCTTGGAGCAAGGAGCGTCGCAAAAAAGCCTTAAAAGGCATGAAAGAATACTGGAGCGATCCTGAACACCGCAAAGAAGCAAGCGATCACATGAAGAAAATAAGGAAGGAGAAAAAATGGTCAAGTCAGTAACAACAATACCCGCCAAGATAAATAAAAAGACGGCTATGCCCATTGACTCTCCTAGGAAAAGACGAGTCGCTGCTTATGCCCGTGTTTCTACCGACAGTGAAGAACAAGCAACAAGCTATGAAGCTCAGGTCGACTATTACACCAACTACATCAAAAATCGAAAAGACTGGGAATTTGTCAGGGTTTATGCGGATGAGGGCATTACAGGAACGAACACCAAAGACCGGGTCGAGTTTAAGGCTATGATTAACGATGCCTTAGACGGAAAGATTGACCTTATCATCACAAAATCGGTCAGCCGTTTTGCAAGAAATACCGTTGATACTTTAACGACCGTTAGGAAGCTCAAAGAGAAAAACATCGAGGTCTGGTTCGAGAAGGAAAACATTCAAACGCTCGACTCCAAAGGCGAGCTTCTCATCACGATCATGTCCTCTCTTGCCCAGGAAGAATCCAGGTCTATTTCTGAAAACTGCACCTGGGGACAAAGGAAGCGATTTGCAGATGGAAAAGTAACCGTACCTTTTAGCCGTTTCTTGGGCTATGACCGAGGAGAGGACGGCAATCTGGTCGTCAATCCCGAGGAAGCCAAAAGTGTAAAACTTCTATACGGTCTTTTCCTTGAAGGACGCTCCTGCTACGGTGTCGCCAAAGAACTGACGGCTCGAGGGATTAAAACACCCGGCGGCAAAGACAAGTGGAGTGCCCAAAGCGTAAGATCCATCCTTACAAACGAAAAATACAAGGGAGATGCCCTTTTACAGAAGTCTTTCACCGTTGACTTTCTGACCAAGAAGAAAAAAATCAACGAGGGTGAAATTCCTCAATACTATGTGAAAAATAATCACGAAGCCATCATAGAGCCTGAGACTTGGGATTTTGTGCAAACCCTCCTTGAGCATGATTATAGGAAGTCAAAGAACAGCGTCACCATCTTTTCAGGGAAGCTGAAATGTGAAGATTGCGGAGACTGGTATGGCTCCAAGGTCTGGCATTCCAACAGCAAGTACAAACGGACTATATGGCAGTGCAACAGCAAGTTCAAAGAGAAATGCCAAACTCCGCACTTTACGGAGGATGAAATAAAGGATGCCTTTATGAAGGCCGTAAGCATTCTGATTAGAGACCGTGAGCAGATACAAGCAAATTTTCAGGCTATTGAAAGCATCGCCTACAGCACAAACGAACTGGAGATTGAACGAGACAAGCTCTATGCGGAGATGGAATCCATATCGCAGCTCATGGAGCAGGCGATTCAAAATAATGCCCGAGTGGCCTTGGATCAGGAAAAATACAATCAGGAGTTTGATGAGATGGCCGAGCGGTTCAACAGTGTAAAAGAAAAATACGATGCCATCAACGAGAAAATTGAAGACAAGAAAACCCGGCATATTCAGGCCGGGCGTTTCATAAAAACCTTGCTGACTGAAGATGAAACGACAACTTTTAGCCCGCTCCTCTGGCAAAGTCTTCTTGATTATGCCAAGGTTTCAAGGGATGGAAAGATGACTTTTGTTTTCAGAAACGGGATGGAAATTTAAAAATTATTCGTCGTGGAATTTGGTAGTGAAAAAATGAGCAATTAAGTTTCCAGAACCATCACTGAAAATGTTTTATTTCTTTTCTCTTCATGACCTATATCAATAAGTCAGAATTTAAATAATACGCTGTTAATTATGTTTTGGACTTTCTCTGAAGCAAACATAGCTTTTCCATTACTCGACATAATGCTCATCACTAGTACATGATCGGCATCAACATCTAGCATAAACAATGTAGCATCGCTGGTCGAGCCTTGGAACGCTTTTTTACCAGCAACTTGCTTTTCTTCAAATGGATCGGTGGTGGATTTGTAGAAGTTTATTAGTCCTTCGAAATCTTCAGCCATTAGATATTCTTCATCTAATTTGTAATTGTAGAGGTAACAGTTGAACACTTCACCATCAATTTCAATATTAGCTCCATATTGGTGAGCAGCATCCTCTTTACCGTCGCGGTACAGCGCTGTAACATACCCTTCTGGGTACTTAAGTTCAACTTTTTCTAGCAACACCACTTTCTGCTCTGTTGTACCGTTGTCAGCGGGTGTTTCTTTTGTTTTATCTCCGTTTTCAACTTTTGGGGATCCGCACGCAACAAGCGCGAATGACAAAAATACTACTAAAAAGAATAATATTGTTTTTTTCATGATATCCCTCCAATATTCTAATTCCAATTTAACATAATGTTGTTTTTTTTACAATATAAAATCATAAAAGTATCTGGATTGTGGAGTGCAAGTTAAAGTGAAACAGATCCCAAGCATGTTCATGTTCCAACGTTCGTCTGCCTAAACTACTTTAAGAAATTCTACCACGGACAGTCCTCCAAGGATCTTTCTAGGGTATTCATTGATGTAATTCTGGAGTTCTCGGAGATCGGATCGGGTGAATTTCTTTAAGGGTGTACCTTTGGGTATGTAGTAGCGTATGAAGCCATTAAGGTTCTCATTGCTCCCTCGCTCCCATGAGCTATAAGGATGAGCATAGTAGATTGTGGTCCGAGGTTCTTTGCTCAGGATCGATGTTTCTAAGCCTTCCCAATCCCAAAACTCCGCTCCGTTATCTACCGTAATGCTCTTGAAACGATGACGGAATTGCGCCGCTCCCCATTTGCGTTCAAGCCCGTTAAGCGCTCGAATGACGGCCGCTTGGGTTTGAGACGTCAGTTTTAGGATAATCCCTTCACGACGATATCGATCCACCAGGCTCAAGAGACAAGTCCGATCACCCTTCACCGACTCTATACAATCCATCTCCCAATGCCCCGGTTCACTACGCTCACTTGCTTCGATCGGACGATCTTCTATCTGGCGACCTGTTGCAACGACGTGACGTCGTCGCACTCTACGACGTCGGCCCTTGCCGCTCTTACCCTTACGAGGCAGATCCTTCTGAGTTATTGCGAAGAAGACGTCTCTTGCGATGTAGTTGTACAAAGTGCGAACACTAATCCTCGTGTTTGTGGGCCAACCCTTACTCTCTAGCCGTTGAATGACGGCGTAGGGAGAATTCGAGCAGCGTAACTTGGTGGTGCCGGGTCTTCTTTGGATCTCTGTTTCTAAGGTTTGAGCCAGTTCATGGTCATGACCAATCTTAAGATCAGGACCCTTACGGCTTGCTTTCAAGTCATAGTCGCATTGAGCTACCTCAGCACTGTAACGATAATACTCTGTGAGATCTGACCTCTGTTGAAGAACATAACCACGCCGGAGTTCACGGCTTAAGGTCGCTGGACTGATGCCTAACTCTTCAGCCAATCCCTTCTGGCTCTTACGTTCTCTCTGAGGTTTTTTCAGATTGTTCCAATACACATACTCGATGAGTTGACGGTCACTGTAGCTCAAGTGCTTGCCCGGACGACGCTTCCTGATAAAATGTAATTGGCTCATTGCTTTCCCCTCATATGTTGTTTTAACACTCACATTTTAAGGGATGGCTATGAGCCTTTCTAATTTCATTTAACTTTGCATCTCGCCCATTCTACCAGCAAATATAAACGCACGATCTGGCAATGCAACAGCAAGTTTAAAGAAAAATGTCAAACCCCGCACTTTACAGAGGATGAAATCAAAGATGCCTTTATGAACGCCGTGAACATTTTGATGAAAGAACGTGAGCAGATTCAAGCGAACTTTCAAGCCATAGAAACCATCGCCTACAGCACAAAAGAGCTGGAGATTGAGCGTGACAAGCTCTATGCGGAAATGGAGTCCATATCGAATCTCATGGAACATGCCATTCAAAATAACGCCAGAATGGTCTTAGACCAGGAAAAGTACAATCAGAAATTTGATGAAATGACTGAGCGTTTTAACAGTGTAAAGAAAAAATACGATACCATCAATGAGAAGATTGAAGACAAGAAAACCCGGCATATCCAGGCCGGTAGATTTATAAAAACTCTGCTATTCGAAGACGAGACAGCAACTTTCAGCCCGCTTCTCTGGCAAAGCCTGCTTGATTATGCCAAGGTTTCAAGAGACGGAAAGCTGACTTTTATCTTCAGAAACGGGATGGAGATTTAAGATATCGTCTTCTTGCAAACGCCATCTAAAGGGCAACCTTGGCAAACTGGCTTTTTCTTGCAGTGTTCCTTGCCATTTTGAACAATCAGAGCATGAAAATGATTGTAGAGTTCAACATCATGAGGAAGTTTATCTTCGCAGAATCTCTTCACTTTCATATAAGTTTTCCCTGCATGAATCGGGATACAACTGAAAAGTCTCAAGGTATACGCATCAACCACAAAACTGGGAAAATCAAAAGCATAAAGAAGAATCGAATCCGGCGCTCATTACCTACTCCTCGAACCTCTAAAAGTTCGGAGCGGAGGTCTGCTAGAGGGCGGTTTTTTATTAAATCCAGGTCGCAGTTATAAGTCATAAACCATTCCGTTATGGCTTTTAAATACTGCGACTTTTGTCTGTAAAACCCTGCAGGTCGGATAATTTCTTGAAGGTCTTCTATGGGTAGGGTCAATATTCTATCAGGTGATAAATTACCCTCAAAACGGTCGATTGCTTTTTCAACATTCGTCCAAGCTGTATTCTGTGTGAGAATTGCCCCCACCATTACCTCAAAGGGAGTATCGGCAGGCCACCATCTGAGGTCGCCGTAGTGAGCATGCAACGTTTGATAGATATTTTTTAACATAACAAATCAAATTATATGTCCATTATATTTTTTCGCTGTTCGAACAAGTAATCCTATACCAATGAGAAAACAGAGGGCAAATACGCACCATGACCAAATAGATTCTGTTAGAATGAACAGCAGCGAAGACAAGAATATACCGACTCCTATTAAGATAACAGCCTGACCTGTTTTCTTTGCAAAAACGGGTATATCCTCTGCTTTAATTTTATCCCTGTGATAAATGTGCAGATAGCTGATTTTTCTTTGAAACCAAATTCGAACGCCAATGAAAATAATTACAAAGCCACTTAACATAACAAGTAACATGACGATTAATGGTATTGTCGGCATATCTGCACCCCCCTAAAAACTTTTGAACACCCCTAAGCGGCCGCTCTTTTGCAATCGTTAAATTGTATCAATTTCGGTATTATCATTTCAATATAGATCATCTTTACTTTTCCGTAGTAGGATTTCTGCAGCAGCTTCAGTACTTCCAGGTTGTCACCCTCGATAAAAAGGTTTTCCGTGGTGTCAAAGTATACTGACTCTTCCCGGCAGGGCTTGAGTGTACCTAATGAAGGCTGCTGGATGATTTTAAGGCAGTCCTTCTTGCCCGGCCAGTCCATTCCATAGCGCTCCCGGCGGCTTTCAAAGAGGTCGCTAAAAGTGCCCAGTTCTGCTTTGAGCTTTTCAAAATCTATGCTTTCGACCAGCCGGCCGTTTTCGTCTGCTGTTTCCGTAAAGACAGTGGGAAACAGTTGCTTCAGCTTGGCCCTGTTGTCGGCGCT